GGGTCTGTTTCGCGGAACTGGTATTGGCAGCGCCTCCCCATGCGCGTCCCGGTCCCGCCGGTCGCCCAGCTTTGGGAAAGCGCCGCGTTTGCCGCCGCGCTCGCCGCGCTCTCCGAGGCCGCTGTCGCGCTACCGGCGGCGGCGCCTGCGCTTCCTGCCGCCGCCTGTGCCTGTGCCGTCGCCTGTGCCACAATGCCGTTGTTCTCGTCGGCGCGGGCCTGCTCCGCCGCAATGCGACTCTCCTCATTCGCGTTGCGGGTGCTCTCCGCGCTGACGCGCCCGCTTTCCGCCGTCGAGCGCCCGCTCTCGGCGCTTGCTCGCGCGTCCTCTGCGCTGACCCTCGCGCTCTCGGCATTGACGCGCAGCGTTTCGGCGCTTACCCTCGCGTTTTCTGCGGTAACGCGCCCACTCTCCGCGCTTGCTCTGGCGGTTTCCGCGCCCTCCCTCTCGGTCTCTGCGCTCACACGCAGGGCTTCAGCACCGGCGCGCGCGGTTTCTGCCGATGCCCTGCCGGCTTCTGCTGTCGCTCTGGCGGTCTCGGCTGTCGCGCGGGCAGTTTCCGCCGTGCCGCGCGCGGTCTCGTTGGTCGCGCGCGTCGCCTCTGCCGACACGCGGGCGTTTTCGTTGCTGACGCGCTCCTGCTCGTTCGCGACGCGCTCGCTTTCGGCAAGCTGCCGCGCTTCCTCGGTGCTGTCCTGTGCAAGCACGGCGGGGATCAGCGTCTCGTTGATGTAGTCCGCGATGGTCTCGCCCGCCTTGTCGAACTCCTTTTTGAGCTGCGCCGCAGTCAGTCCGCCGACGTCGTTCGGCTCGTCGTCGAGCTTCTGGATGTTTGACACGTCGTCGTCGAACGTCGGCAGCGCAACGGCGGTTACGGTTTCGACCGCGGTATTGTGTTCAAGCGTCTGTGCCATGCCTTACGCCTCCTGTCTCGGGATTTGACCCGTTTCATTGATTGCCCTCTGTAACGCGCCGTATCCCGCGCCGCCGCGCAGCGGGGGAGCGGTTGCGCTCATGTCCGTTGGCGGGGCGTTGACGTCCGGCGCGATCTGCTCCACGTTCATCATCTGCCCGCGCTCCGCCGCCTCCATGATCGCAATGAGGCTTTCGCGGTCTGTGATCTGACCGTTCGGCAGGCGGCGCAGGTACTCGCTCACGGGAATGAGCTTTTGCATGAGCAGGTTGTCAAGCGTCTGCATCGACGCGATCTCCGACCAATAGCTGCTCGCGCCCGCGTCGAGGTCGATGCTGCAAGGGATGAACTTGAGCGCGGAGAAATCGAACTGCACCGTCAGCGTGCCGCCGACCATCGTGTCGGGGTTCTTGATCTCCACCCATCGGATGCCGTAATACTCCGCCATGAACGCGCTGTAGATGCGCCCCTGTTCCTCGACGCATTGGAGGAGGTTCTGCTTCGTCAGCTCCATCGGCGTCGCCGCCGCGCGCTGCAGGGCGATGATCGCGCTGGTGTTGTCGGGGCGCGTGTCGCCGAGCGCGACGTCGCTTGCGCCGAGGAATTTTTGCGTGTAGCTGATTGCCACGTCGATAAACTGCGAAATCTGCGGGCTGATGCTGGCGGGGTCGATGATCTTCGCAACGCCGTCCACGTTGCCCGCGACGCCGATCGCCGCGCCGACCTTGGCGCTCCACTTGGACACCTTCGTCTTGTCGTAGACCACTTTCGGATAGGCGAGCGTCATGAGCGAGATCATGGACATGGCGAACAGCTTGTTGACGAAAATTTGGTTGGGGATCAGCCCCGTAATCATCGCCTGCCCGTGGTAGCAGTCCTGTACATAGTCCCAATTCATCCACACAAGCGGATATCGCTTGATCCCGATGCTCCACGTCTTGCGCACCTCGACGCTGCGTGTGCATTCGTAGCAGTTGACCTCGCCGGTGCTGTCGTCTTTCCACATGTAAAGCAGCACCGTCACCTTTTCGCCGCCGAGCTGGTCGACCTCGATGTTGCCGCTCTCCTTGTCGTCCGCCGTGATGGCGTCGATGTCGTTTCTCCCTGCGCCGTGCTCGCGGGCGTACTCTTTGGCGTCGTCGACCAGCATCCGGCGCTCAATGATAATATACGGCTGGCTCTGCACGTCGCGGTTGTTCGGGTTGCCAAACATGACTTGCGTGTTTTGCAGGATTTCCGTGCGGATCGCGCCGCGCGCCTGCTGCCCCGTTTCCACACTGTCGTCCCAATAGGAGAACATGCACCCGTCGCCGTCGACGGCGGCGTTGCGGCAGAACTCGCGGATCAGCCCGCCCATCTTGTTCTGCTCGAAGATCGCCGCGAACTGCTCGTTGAGGATATCGCTGAACACTTCCAGCAGCTCCGTCGGAATGCTCCCGCTGGACGGCAGGGGCTTGGCGTGCAGCTTGAGGTTGTCCGTGCTGACGTTCGACACGCTGAACAGGACGACGCGCTTGAGGAAGTTGAATACCGGCGTCGGCAATCCGTTGGACTTCACGCCCTCCCATTGCTTCCCGATAAAGAAATTCTCGTTGGTCTGCACGTTCTCGTAGAGGTCGATGCCCGTGTTGAACTTAAGCCCCGCCTCATACGCCGTGCTGACCTTATCGGGCGACATTTTCCCATGCTTCATTGTAATTTTTCACCCCTCATTTCACGCTGCCCGCGTAGCGGAGCTTGATATCTGTCTCGATGATCGTCGCGTTCGCCGTTGTGCTGTTACTCTCAAAGATCAGGCGGTAAAACGTCGCCTTTTTGACCTTGAGCTTAATCCGCTTGACCTGCGGCTTGCGGTTTGTTCCGAACGAAAAGTGGTTGAAGTCCATGTGCAGGAACGTTGAGAGACCGTAGGCGACGAGCTTTTTCGGATACCCGCTGCGCCGGTTGCTCTCCACCGCGACGTAAACGCGGGCGTTGCTCTGCGGCTGCATCGCGACATACAGCATCGGGCTGTACTTGAGCAGCCAGTCGCGATCAAAGTCCATTGCGCCGGTTGCGGCGTAAGCGTCAATCGGCTCGCCGTCGTCGTTGCGGTAACCGCTCGAGAAATGCACGACCCGCCCGTCGTCGCCCACGCCGTAGGTCTCGGTGTCAACCTCAATCGGCGCGGCGAACGTCAGCCCCTCGTAGATGTACCACACGTCGTTCGCGTAGTTCAGGATCAGCACCTTGCCGCCGCCCAGCATAAACCAATATTCATGTTCATGCTTGATGTTCGCCGTCTTGATCGTGGACAGCTTGACCTGCCGCAACGTGCGCGTCACGCGGTCGGAAATGCGCTTGGCATTGTTCTCGTTCGCCGTGATATAGGTCGAGTAGCCGCTGCTTTTCCATTGGTACACGCTCCCGACGTCCAGCGTCAGGGGGTTGTTCTCCAGCAGCTTCACCTGTCCGTATGCCTCGTTTCCGAACTGGCGGTTGACCGGCTGGACGTAGAACGCCGCCGTCGTCGACGCGTCGGACAGGTCGAGCGATCCGTAGGTGATAACGTAGGTGCTGTTCGGCTTGAATGCCATCATGCGGCTGTAGTGCCGGACGAGCGCCGTGATCGGCGTGTTCTTCTCGCCGACCGCCACCTCGTAGAGCCGCGGGAAGTATTCGCCGCTCGGCTCGCCGGTGTCGTAGGGGATGCCGCTGTAAATCGTGCGGTTAGACCCGTCGCCGTAGAGGAAAATACGCGTGTCCGTCGCGCCGTTGAACAGCTCGGCGAACCTCATGCCCTTTACCTCGTCGCTGTAGTCCTCGCCTTTGCTGTAAGTGACCTCGAGCGTATTGACGCCCGCGCTCGGCGCGCTGTTCATCGTGACCGCGCCCTGCGCCGTGTCCGCCGTGTATGCCGTGGTCGCCGTCCCGTTCAGCTTCACGCTGTCAATGCTTGTCAGCTCGTCCTCCGGCAGCACAAACGTCGTCGCGCTCCCGTCGGGGGAGAATAGGACGCGGCGCTTGGGCGTGAGCCGGTTGAGCCCCTCGAGCTGCGTGCCCTCTCCCGTCGGGCTGGTCGCTGTCTGTACGACGGGGATATACGGCTCGACGTCTGCAAACTGCGTGTTGTCGCCGCCGTCCCAGCTCTTGTAGTCCGTCCCGTTGAGCAGGTACACCTTGTCGTTGAAGCCGATGAAGGACGTATCTGCCTTTGTGACCGTCCCCAGCACCCGCGCGTCGGGCGTTTCAAGGTCTACGTCGAACAGGAGACCGGCGTAGGCGACGACGTTGTGCTCTCTCGCGCCCACAGCGCCCCGCCAGACGCCGTAGACGCGCGCAGTCGGGTCGTCCGCGGCAAAGTTTACGCCTGCGGCTTCCGCGGCGTCAGCAAGCGATAAAAGCGTTTTAGAGCCCGCCCTGATTTGCAGGTGCTTGTCCTGCGTGATTTTGAAATTGCGCATCTCCGCCATCTCGCCGTCCTTGAGCGTGGTGTCTCCGTCAGGATTCTCGTTCAGCCCGAGAAATTCCTTGATGGAGAGGATGCTGACGTCGTTTTTTGTTTTGACCTGCAAGGTTATCCACCTCCGAAGCTGATGTAATCGCCCGACGCCTCGCCGCCGGTCATGGCGTCGTCGTAGTCCTCGCCCTCGTCGTCGAAATCCTCCGGCGGCGGCTCGGGCAGCTCCGCGCCCAGCGTGCGCGTCACACAGAAATAGCGCAGAGCGTCGCAGATGTGCGTCACGTCATGCGGCTCGGTCGCGCAGTCGGACGGGTTTTTGTCGTCGTGCAGAATGAGCTGGATGTTGCGGATCAGCCCGCGGCAGTCCTCCGTCACAAGCAGCGCGGGCTTGTCGTCCTCCGACTTCATGGGCTTGAGCATTTCCTTTGTCATTGCCCAGCCCTGCACGCGGTTGTTGCTCGCCCGCAGCAGTCCGACGCCGTTCTCGGCGAAGATATCCGCCATCATGCGCCCGCTGTCTTTCTGCCTGTTCCACATATCCGGCGGCGCGATGGTCGCGACGATCTGCTCCGTCGGCGGCGTCAGCGAAAGCGCCAGCTTTGCCGCCTCGCTGACGATCAGCCCGCTCTGCTGCACTTCGCGGTAGACGTGACAGCGCCCCTCATAATCGACCGCGATCCACAGGCACGCAAACATATCTAAGCCGTAGTCGAACGCGCGGTACTTCTTCCACTCCGCGGGAACGTGCACAAAGGGCCTGATAACATGCGTGTCGGGTTTGAACTCGGGGAAGAACGTACCTGCCAGCGCGTCCCAATCGCCATAGCGCCACGCGCGGCGCACATCCTCAGGCAAGAGGTCGAGCATCTGGACGTACTCGGGGGACGCATCGCGGAGCTGCGGATTGTCCTCCACCGTCGCGTGGATGAAGTAATAATCCTTGGGGTTCTCGCCGTGCGCCGTGTCGTAGTCCCGCTCGATAAACAGGCGCTTGACCCACGCGTGCCCGACGCCGCCTGGGTTACACGTCAGGTACATGCGGCGCGGGATGTTCCGCGTACCGCGCAGGCACGCGCCCAGCGTGCGGAACTGCGCCTCCGTGAACTGCGTCGCTTCGTCAATGAAAATCCAGTCGTATTCAATGCCTTGGTATTCGATATCCGCGCCCGCGTCGTAGTGTCCGAACTTGATCGTCGACCCGTTGGCGAATGTAAACATGCGCATCGAGCCGTTGTAGCTCGCCACCTCCGGCGGCAGCATCGAGCGCATCGGCAGGATCAGGCCCTGCTCCAATTCGGGGTACTCGCGGCGCACGATCAGAATGCGGATGCCGTCATAGGTCAGCGCACCGAGGATCGCCTTGATCCGCAGCACGTGGGACTTGCCGCCGCCGCGCGCGCCGCCGTATGCGACGTAGCGCGAGCGCGCTTTGCAGAACTCCCGCTGCTTCGGGTTCAGTTCCCCGAAGTCGAGCCTTGTTGTGCCGCCTCTCGGTCTGCCTGCCATGCGTTCACCTCTGATTGCATCGGAATTTTTACATCGTGGTTTGGAAAAAGGGCGGCGTCAGGGGTTGACGCCGCCCTATGGTTGGGGCGCTTTATGCGATTAGGCGTATGCCGAGGTCGCTTCGAGACCAACGCAGCCGTCCTTTGTGCCGACAGCACGGAACGTCTGACCGCTGGTCAGCGCAACGCCGGAGCTGTAGGTCTCGGCAGTCTCGCTCCAGCGCGGGTCGCTGCCATCCACCGTGTACTTGAACGTCACGCCGGCAACGGCGGCGATCGTGCAGGTGTTGGACGTGTTGGTGATAACCGGCGCGGTCAGCACCGCGGCGGATGCGCCAGAGACGCCGATGCCGGTGTTCTTCGTGCCGATCACGAACGCGTCATAGTAGACGAGACCCTGAATGACGGGGCCGCTGTAGCCGACGGACTTCTCGATCACGTCGTATTGCGCCAGCTTCACGGGGTCGGCGGTCGTGCCGCCGGCCTTGATGATGAAGTACACGCCGGTCGGCATGTAGGTGGACGGGACGGGGACGACCTTCATGCCGTCAAACGTACCCACGACGCCGCGCTGCACCGCGCGCGTACCCATACCCTCGAGACCCACCACCGCGTCAGCCTGCTTGAGCATGACGTAGTAGGTGTTGCTGATGAACAGCGTGAGGTTGGTGTCGGGGACGAGGTTGTCCATCATAGCGCCCTTGAGCTCCATAATGGCGGAGACGATGGTGCTCTTGGTGGGAGCGTTGGCGAGCTGCTTGAGCGTCGCGGCACCCATGACCCACTTTTTGAGGCGGTACTTGTCCATCGTGGGCGTGACCACCTCATCGAGCTCCATGCGGAGGAACTTGCCCGCCGTCGCGTCGATGGCGATGTCGCTGTTGTCCAGCGCCTCAATGTGCTTCGTGAACGCCTTTGCCTGCGTGCACAGCATTTCCTGCGTGGGGAACTCGAGGTCGGACACGTTGCCGTAGCGCGTGCTGCCGCGAACGTAGTCCGCGAGAGACGCGGTATTCATGGTGTAAATCTTTACACCACGCGCGCCGGTGAAGTCGTAATCATGACCCGCCGCCGCATTGGTGAGGGAGCGCTTGCGGAAACGCTCCGCGATCTTGCTCTGATATTTGACCGTATAATCGAGGCTCATAGCCCTCTCCTTTCATCGTCAGGGAGG